TGGTGTATGGAATTGGAAAACAGGTTTAGCTGCAGTAGGTATGGGATTATCATTATATGATATTATAGAAAATGGACCTAGTCTTGCAAATGTTGCAGGATTAGGAGCATCTGTTGGAACACTTATTGGAGGAAAAGTATTTACTGGTGCGATAGCTCAATCAGCGTTTGGGCAGGGTTTAGCTGCTATGGCAGGACCTCTAGCTTTTGTAGCACTAGCTGCAGGATTAGTAGAAGCATTTAGTGGTCCTCCTACTAATGCTGTAGGAGAAGCTGCATATAACTTTGATAATCCTGAGTATAATGCCGATGATATTTTATCAGGAGGTTTTTGGACTAGAAAAAGAGAACAAAAAAATATTGATGGTGCTAAAGGTTTAGTAGCTAGTGTTGGATCATATGTTAATGCTCTAGAAGAATCTTTAGAGATTGATATAGGTGGAGAATTATTTATCGATGTAGGTAATAGAGAAGGTCTTCGTTATGGTTATGTTGAAGGTTATGATGAATTAGGTATGTACAAATACCATAAAAAAGATACTTGATTATGATTTACTACATGGTCCAGGACAAGTAGGAAAAGGTTTTAGAGGAGAAGANGCAGTTCAACAATTAATGGACACTATTAATGATGATGTAAATGTTCTTACTATGTTCGCATTAGCTGATAAAGCTGCAGGNGGAAAAGGTTATGCAACATTTGATAAGATAGGTGAATATAGAAATAAATTAAACGTTTTAACTACATATAAACCTGTAATGGCAGGATCAAATACTAAAGCAGTTTTAAATGAACAAGAAAGAAATACACTACAAGGATTTCAACAGAAAGAGTTTGCAGAAGTTACAGGTGAGGAATTAGCAGTTGTTCTTACATTATATGATAAGATAGCACCTGTTCATACTCAAAATCAATACCAAGGATTTAGTTATCAAGGTATGTAACTTTTGCGTATTGGCTACCGATCACCCTGTGTAAACAGCTACTGGTTGCCCTGATACAAGGAGACTAAAATGTCAGAAACTAACGAAGAAGTCAAAGTTACCAAAGACGAAAAAACAGGTGACACAATAATGAAGAAACCTACAAGGTATAAAAGACTTGATCCAACAGCTCAAGAACTTGCTGCCGAAGAGGAATTAAAAACTAGAGAAGAATCTAATGGTCTTGCTGCTACTGAAGAAGTAGAAGAAGTAGCGTCTAGTCCTGAAGAAGAATCTTTTAAGAAAAGATATGGAGATCTTAGAAGACATTCTCAAAAACAAGCAGACGATAAAGATAAAGAAATTGCTGCATTAAAGCAACAGTTATCACAGGCTACAGAAAAACAGATTAAGCTACCTAAGACTGATGAAGAATTAGATGCATGGTCTGCTGAGTATCCTGATGTTGCTAGGATTATTGAAACAATTGCTATTAAAAAATCAAAAGAAATGAGTAAAAATATTGAAGATAGATTAGAAAATCTAACTCAAAAAGAACTACAATCATCTAGAGATTTAGCTGAAAGAGAATTGTTATCTATACATCCTGATTTTGAAGATATTAGAAATGATCCAACATTTCATGATTGGGCAGAAGAACAGCCTGATTATATTCAAAAAGCATTATACGATAATGAGACAGATGCAAAAGCTGCGGCACGTGCTATAGATTTATATAAAGCAGATAAAGGCATTAAGAAGAAAAGAAAATCTTCTAAGTCAGCTGCTCAAAATGTTTCTGTTAAAGGTGGATCACAACCTTCTGATTCTGCCACAGCAAGCGAATCCATTAGCGAATCAGATGTAGCTAAGATGACATCACAAGAATATACTGCTAATGAAGAAGCTATTGCTAATGCAATTCGTTCTGGTAACTTTGTTTATGATATAAGCGGAGCTGCTAGACAATAGATATAGGTTGACAAAACCTATTTTTTGTATATATATGTTACATATATACTACACTCGTAGTAGGCCGAATGTTGTCAAATACGTTTGACATGTTCCCACCCTACCTTTTATCAAACGAAATTCAAGTCAGGCTACCTGATGATATGGCCTCTAGGCATAGACACCCATAAAATGCATCAGCCCTTACGATGTCGAGTTATCGTTTGTTGGCCCTTATTATTATTATAGGAGATACAAAATGGCCTTTAAAGTAGCGTCAGGTTATCAAAACCTACCTAATGGTAATTTCTCTCCAGTCATATACAGTCAGAAGGTTCAGCAAGCATTTCGTAAGAGTTCTGTTTCTGAATCAATCACTAATAGTGACTACTTTGGAGAAATTACAAACTTTGGTGATACAGTTCGTATCATTAAAGAGCCTGAAATAACAGTAAAAGAATACGCTAGAGGTACTCAAATCGTTCCACAAGACATAGACGATGAGGATTTTAGCTTAACTGTTGACCAGGCAAATTACTTTGCTTTTAAAATAGATGACATTGAGGAAGCTCATTCTCATATTAATTTTGAAAGCATGGCATCAGATCGTGCAGGCTATCGACTCCGTGATCAATATGACCAAGAAGTATTAGGATATTTATCTGGATATAAACAATCCTCTTTAAGCACAGCAGCAGGTGCAGTTAACGATGTCGTTAGCGGTACTAAAGCTGTTGGCACTGCAGGAACAGATGNACTTCTTTCTTCCATGAAGCTGATTAAAAGTAGTTTTGGAAACATTACTACATCTTCAGCAGGGGATCATTCAATCCCCCTAGCAGTTAGGCTACCAGGTGCAACATCAGTTGCAACTGCCACAGCCACACCTTTACAGGTGGTTGCTAGAATGGGTAGACTTCTTGATCAACAACAAGTTGATAAAGACGGAAGATGGCTCGTAGTAGATCCAGTGTTCATGGAAATTCTTGCAGACGAAGACTCAAGATTACTTAACAATGATTACCGAAATAAAGGTGATCTAGAAAGTGGTTTAGCAGTCGGACAACTACATGGTTTCGATGTATATGTTTCAAGCAACCTACCTTCAGTTGGAACTGGTCCTGCAACCTCTGGTTCAGCAAACCAAAATTCTAACTATGGTGCGATTGTTGGTGGACATAGTTCAGCAGTTGCTACTGCTTCTCAGATCAATAAAGTAGAATCTTACAGAGATCCTGATTCATTCNCNGACATCGTCAGAGGAATGCAGATGTATGGAAGAAAAATACTTAGACCTGAAGGCATTGTGACAGCTAAATATAACGCAGCGTAAAGGAGATTAACTTATGGCAACTTATGACTTAACAGCTAAATCCACTACAGGCGTTAGTGCTGATTCTAACACCAATTTTCCTGCAAGTGTGAATCCAGGAGCTTACGTTCTAGAAAAAGAATTAGACATTGCTAAATTAGTATCAGATGGAACTTTTTCCAATGTTACTAGTGGTGATATCTTTCAATTACTAGAAATCCCTGCTAATACTATTGTATTAACAGCAGGTGCTAATGTAACTACTGTATTTACAGGCGGTTCTGCAACAGCAGATATTGACTTTGCAGAAGGTGATGACATTGTTGATGGTGGAGACATTACATCAACTGGTTATCTTGCAGCAGGATCAAATGGTCAAGCTAACATCATAAACACAGGTGCAGCTAATACTTTTACAGCTTTAATAGAAACAGCAGATACTATTGATGTAAAAATTGCAGCTACCGACACAGCTTGTGTTAGTGGAGTACTTAGACTTTATGCAGTCTGTTTAGACATTTCTTCTCAACAAACAGGAAGAACTGAAGTAGACAGAGATTTAGTCTAGTATAAATTATTACTTAGCGTAGGAGGGGCAGGTATGTACCGCCCTTCCTACATTAATAAAAGAGAAAATTATGGCATATACTTATATAGAAGTTTGTAACGAAACCCTTAGAAGATTAAATGAAGTAGAAATGACTTCATCACAATTTTCAGCAGCTAAAGGTATACAAGCTTTAGTAAAAGATGCTATAAATAATTCACAAAGAGATATTTACTCTAGAGATAGAGAGTGGCCTTTTGCATATGCCACAACAAGTCAAACATTGACAGCAG